AAATATATAGATGATTGCCCTCTTATGAGGGCTGTCAGCAGAGGAGCGTTAGCGAGTGTATGCTGGCATTGCTCGATGCAATCGGGCGGCACGGTAGTGCGTAGTTATATAGTAGGTGAACAGATTATTTCATCTGAAATTGCACCAGTAAAAAAGTATATTTTACTCTACAAGATTATCCGCCCATAGTTCACACTGTGTCATAACGGCTTCAATTGCTTCTGGCTGATCGTCTGGTGGATATTTATGCGTTTTCAAAAGCTTCTTTATCATCATACGCATTCTTGCTCTTGCGGAATCTTTCTTCTGCCAGTCAATCGTTTTATTTTTACGTAATGTTTCCGTCAGTTCTTTTGTAATCGCAATTAGTTCTTCATTCTTGTAAAAGTCCTTGATTGCTTGAGGTTTGGTTAACGCATCATAAAACGCCAGCTCATCAGCAGTAAGTCCTAATGATTTTCCTTCTTCGCCAGCTTCCTTTATCTGTTTTGCGAGCTTCATCATTTCTTCGATAACTTCTTCATTTGTCAGCATTCCATTTAGATACTGATTCATTGCTCGCTGCATGATTTCAGAAAATCTCTCGGACTTTACAACATTGGTACGCTTATAGACGACAATCTGCTCTGCAATTAATTTCTTTAGAAGTTCTACAGCAAGATTCTTCTCTTTCATATTCGCAACTTCTTGCAAAAATTTCGAGTCGAACAAAGAAATTTCCTTGCCAATATCGGAAAACAGATTGATGACACCATCACTTTTAATGCTTTGCTTTAACAGTTCATTGATACGAGCATTCATCTCTCCAAGAGAAAGCTTCTTACCAGTCCCTTTATTCTCTAAACGAAGCACGAGCACCCTAACCGATTCAAAAAAAGCAGCTTCCATACGCAGAGATTCTTCTACCATAGAAGAACAGAGTGACAATGCCTGATGCAGCATTAACGATTCTTTCAGATACTCCTTCTTGTCCTCTTCTTTTGCGGGAGAGATGATGAAATTAACTGCACCAGTGATTGTTTTTGCACGCTCCAGATCTGTTCCAGTCATAAATTTTGTGTAATCGTATTGGAAAAAGAAATCTCGACAAATCGAAATCTTTTCTAGAAACTTCGGATAAGCCACTTTAGCAACATCAGTGTCGCCATACTTGTCCTTATCTCTTGCTGTATAGTCGTTCATTGCCTGTTTTAATGCATTTGCAATGCCAACGTAGTCCACAACAAGACCGCCTTCTTTATCCTCAAAAACACGGTTTACTCTTGCAATTGCCTGCATCAAATTGTGTCCGGACATCGGCTTATACACATACATTGTTGCAAGAGAAGGCACATCAAATCCTGTCAGCCACATATCGACTACAATTGCGATTTTCAAAGGACTCTTATTATCCTTAAATTTCTTTGCCAATTCTTCCTTATGAGCCTTATTGCCTATGATCTCTCTCCATTCTTCTGGGTCTTTGTTAGATGAAGTCATCACAACTGCAACCTTTTCTGTCCAATCCGGATGAATTTCGAGAATTTTATGATAAATCTTCAAGGCAATCCCTCTGGAATAAGCAACAATCATTGCTTTTCCAGTCAGCAGATTTGCTCTGTTGTTTTCGTAGTGGTCAAGAATGTCTGTCACAAGAGAATTGATAGTCTGGTCATTGCCAAGAATCGCTTCCATTTTGCCGAGCTGATGTTTTGACTGTTCAATCACACCCGCATCTGCATTTTCCGCCATTCGATCATACTCTTGGTCGATCAGTTTCAAAGTTTGCTCGTCTAACTTCAATTTCAGCACTCTTGATTCATAGTAAACCGGACGTGTTGCACCATCTTCCACTGCCTGCGTCATATCATAAATATCGATATAGTCGCCGAAAACTTCTCGTGTAGATTTATCCTTTGTAGAGATAGGTGTACCAGTAAAACCGATGTATGTAGCATTCGGCAAACTATTTCGGATCACTCTGGCTGCACCAACTTTGATTTTACCAGACTTCTCGTCCACTTTCTCCGTAAGCCCATATTGCCCTCTATGTGCTTCATCTGCCATGACAACAATGTTCCTTCGATCTGACAAGCATTCAAAGGATTCTTCAAACTTTTGCATGGTGGTGAAGATAATCCCATTTGCTTTTCTACCTTCTAACAAAGACCGAAGATGTTCTCTTGACTCTGCATGAACTGGCTTTTGTCTAAGGAAATCGCTGCACTTTGCAAATTGTAGATACAGCTGGTCATCTAAATCATTTCTATCTGTTAAGACAACGACAGTCGGACTATTTAATGCAGATTGCAGGAGATGAGCATAAAAGACCATAGACAGTGATTTTCCGCTACCTTGGGTATGCCAGAAAACACCGCCTTTTCCATCTGTTTCAGTTGCTTTTTTGGTAGATTGAATCGCTTTATTGACAGCAAAATACTGATGATAACCGGCAAGTATCTTATAGCTATGCAAGCCCTCATTGGAGAACAGGATAAAGTTTTTCAGAATATCGAGCAAACGGTCTTTCGTGAAGATACCCTCAAAGAACGTGTCAAACTGGGCAAACTGCGTATTTTCGTAGCTGCCGTCCTTTGTTTTCCACTCCATATAGCGATCTTCGCCCGAAGTGATCGTGCCTGCACGGTTTTCGGAAAGGTCACTCATAACGCAGATAGCATTATAGATGAACATAGAGGGAATGGAGTGCATATAGTTCCTGATCTGCTTGTAGGCTTCGGAAGCGTCCGTTTCCTCACGGGAGGGAGATTTCAGCTCCATAAGCACCACGGGCAGACCGTTGATGAACAGCAGAACATCGGGGCGCTTCTCGTCATTCTCAATGAAAGTCCACTGATTTGCCACGATAAAGGAGTTGTTGTCCGTGTTTGAGTAGTCCACAAGGTAGCAGATTGCAGAGCGTTCCTCGCCTTTGTCGGTGTAGCGGACTTCAATGCCGTTTTGCAGATGGTCCATGAATACAGCGTTTTTCTGCACAAGCTCGCCGTTTTCAAAGTTTTGGAGCTTAAATAGTGCATCGCTGATCGCATCATCAGGGAGCGTGGGATTGAGTCGATAGAGTGCTGCCGTCAGCTCGTCCATATACAGCGGAATCCGATAGTCACGATCAACTGCCGGACCGTAGGCGTGGGTGTAGCCCATTTCCTCGAATAGCTGTATGATTGCGTTTTCGTATTTTTCTTCGGTGTAAGGCATGTTCTATCAGCTCCTTTGTAGCCTGCCACGCAAAACGAAAAAAATTGACACGCAAAACGAAAAAAACGCTCCTGAACACCACGTTCAAGAGCGTTTTTTACTACCTATAAACGGCGTTTCACCGCTGTTTTATCCGTTCAATTTCTCGTCAATACTGGCAACGTGCCGCAAGATCTGTTTGAGTGTGTCATTATTGTTAGTGTCTTTTTCCGTGTCCTCATTCGGCTTGTCTGTGGTAGTTGTTGCATTTTTTGAAAATCCATTCAGCCCAGCAGCCTTGATGATCGCCGGATAATCCTGATACGCATAGTCTAGATCCACCTCGCTGACAATGCCGGAAACGCTGCCTTTCCAGCTGTACTGCCACAGCCCATAATTCCCGGCATAGGACGATTTGCTCACATCCACATGAGACAGAAACACGTCATACCGGCTCTTTATATCGTCCCCGATACAGCTTTCCAGAGCCGACTTGAACGTATAAATTGCCGCATAATACCCGGCAGATTCCAACGCACTGCAAAACGCCTGACACAGGGCATCTGCATTTTGCAAACTTGCCTGTTCTTCGATGTCAAATGCGATTGGATACTCGAACTGCTTTCCAGCCAGAGCAGACAGGCACACAGCAGCCTCCTGCTCCGCTTCTGCGGCAGTTTTGGCGTAGCTGTACCAGTACGCACCGCAGGGGATTCCAAGCCGTTTGCACTCGCTGTAATTCCGTTCAAACTGCACATCGATCTGGCTGGATTCTTTCCCAAAACCAGCCCGTAAAATCGCAAAATCCACCTGCCCGGATGCCTTGACTTTTTCCCAGTTGATTACACCCTGATGCTTGGAAACATCAATCCCTTTTGCCACAATTCCAGACGGCTGCTGTGCTTTTGCAATGCCGAAATAGCTGTAGAAATTGTTTGTCACTGTGTTTGTGCCTTTGGTTTCATCACCATAATATCGGCTGCCGGTGCGTACATCCAGATGCACCGAAGTATAAGCACCGGTGATATTGGCAATGCCGCCGAAATCCAGATCCTGAGCCTTGCAGCACACCGTCTTTGCTGAGATTACGCTGCCTGACTTGTCATAGCACACCACATCTGCCGCCGTACCTTTGGTGTGCTGTCCTGCTCCGTTTCCGCCAACTGCCTTGTCATGTGCTGCACAGCGGTAGCCGCTGCTGACGATGATCTTGCCGCAGTCCAACGCCGTATACAGCCGTTCCAGCATCGAAATCAGCTGTTCCGACACCTGAAACGTGTGCGGAGAACTGCATTTGCAGCGGAATTCTCTGGCACAAAAATGAGGCGAAAGCTGCGGATTAGCTTCATACGCATATTTTGCCATTTCATCAGCTCCTGAACTGCTTGAAAATCTGATTTGCTCCCGTTGCTGCCAGTCCGGACACAATGCCGACTGCTGCCGCAGACAGCACATCCTGCACCGGAAAATCCGGCATCCAGAACAACGCTGCAATTCCCAGAATGCCGCCGGAAATACCGCAGATGACCGGAATCCATTTGTTGTCCAGAGAAGTGACCTTCACGATCTCCGCCGCCAGATAGCAGATGATCGTGATTGCTGCTACTGCTGTAATACCCAAAACTTCCATCATGTTTCCTCCGTTCCTGTTGTTGCTTCATAGTCGCCGGAAAGCAAAACCAGCATTTCCGGCGTGAGATTCCCAGAAGCAAAGATTTGATACTGTCCGTTTTCCAGCTGTGCCGCCTGAATCGCCGCATCCCCCCAGCTGCTCCGCCGGATCGCCTTGCCGCTTTTCAGCTGCTCAACTGCCTCGATCAGATTCATAAAATAACCTCCTTAAATCGCTGTAATCGACCGGATCAGCGGACGGCTGTTGTTGCTCCGTCCGACCCATGCCAGATAGTATGTGCCTGTGGTGACACCTTCGCAGGGGGTCAGCGTGGTGATATAATCCGTGCTGTACAGCCATTGCAAAGACAGGGCAATATAGCTGCCCTCTGTCTGTGCTTTGGCGAGAATGTCCTCTGCCGTACCGCTGTCCGACTGTACCAGCCGCAAAACGCCTGCCTCTGTGCTGCTTGCCAGAAACCGCATCGCAATCTGTGTTGCCGCAGAGATCGTCAGCGGCACAGTCGAACAGGTGTAACAGGAATAATCCCATCCAAAAATAGAAGTGGAATAGTTCAGGGCATACTCATTTTTGCTGCTGCAAAAGTCCGGATATACCGCCGTAAAAGCAGAAAGACTGTACAGGGTGTTATTGTGGGAAAGAAAGATCCCGTCCCGGTGGTCTGCATCAAAAACCACTGTTTTTTTGGTCGAGCCAGAGGGCAGCAGGGAAACCTTGTGTACCAGCAGATTCAGCTTTTCGTCTGCCGTTGCGATAATGCCACGGGCAACCAGATGCCCTGCTAGCAGGTCACGCTGGTGGTTGATCTCTGCAATGTACTGTGCAATTGTCGCCATTTACGCCGTCACCTCCACAATGTCCGCCAGAGCAGTTGCAATGTCGCCCAGAGAATCCTCTAACGCCGTGATTCTCGCCGGAAACTTGCTACTCAGATTCTCATAGTCCGCCGGACTAATGCTGTTCAGCGTTTCTATGTTGTTGTGGTAGTGCTTGATGGAAACCAGCTGTGTCCACTCTGTTCCGCTGATCTTATTCAGTACGTCCAGATTGTCATGGGTGTGTGCAGATTCCTCCAGATGCGTGATGGACAGCGTATGCTCCTGCAAGGTATACGTCAGGCTGTCGGACAGCTCCTGCACCTTTTCGTCCACATAAACCGTCTTTGCATACGGCGTGAGGTCTACCGCAGCCCCTTCTGTCAGCGTCACAGTCGTTGTACCGTTGACATCTGTGATGGTGATCGTCACCACGCTACCGTCTTTCGCCACAGCAGCAATGGGGGAAAATCCGTCTTTCCCGTCTGCACCGGTGTCGCCTTTTTCACCGGGAATGCCCTGCTCGCCCGGATCCCCTTTTTCTCCACGTTCCCCCGGTTGTCCGGCATCTCCCTTTTCGCCTTTCAAAGATGCCAGCCACTCGGATTCAGAACCGCTGTAGCCATGCTCTGCTGCAAGGAGATAGGCGGATTTTCCGTCCGCACCGTCACGTCCGTCTACGCCGTCTGCACCGTCTTTTCCGGGTGCACCGGGTTCGCCTTTTTCGCCGGGATCGCCCTTTGCACCCGGCTCACCCTTTTCTCCCTTTTCACCGGGAACGCCCTGCTCGCCCGGATCCCCTTTTTCTCCCGGTTCGCCTTTTTCACCGCGAGCCGGCAGACCGCTGTCTGTATACGCTCCGCTGTCGGCATCATACAGCCACCATGTGCCGTTTCGGATCTGTGGCAGCTGTACCGAAATCGTTCTGGTTTCCGTCAGGATCCGTTCCATTTCTTTCAGTGCTTCCTCGATAGCGTCCACACCGCCGCTGTATTCCTCCAGCACAGAGGCTTTCACCTGCATGGGCGTGACCGTGTATTTCAGAATGCGGTCACCGTTGTCATAGCAGACGATCTCCAACGCCAGCATACCGGAAACCGCAGTAAACGCCGGAGACACGTTCCATGTCAGCCGGATCTCTGTTTCCATGACTTCCTGCGAAAGCGTTTCCAGTGCCAGATTTCCGGCACTGTTGACACCACGCATCACAAACAGGCAGCCGGACAGATCGGTTTCCTGATAAAATCGCTCTACGGAAAAGACAAGCTTGTCCGCATACTTTTCTCCGGCAGTCAGCAGATGTGCCACATGGCTGGTGTCAATGAATTTCTTGTTTGCCTGCAATATCATGTCTTACCCTCCCAGTTTCTGAACTCGTTTTTCCAACGCTCTGCATCGGTTTCGTGCCTCTTTGCGGACTTTGTCGCCCTTGGAAGAACGGATGCAGTCCGCCATCACACGGCTGTCCTCGCCGCCGCAGGAAAGCTTTGTACCGCCCCGAAATGTCCATTCAATGGCAGTGATAATGCTGTCATAGCTTTTGGCAGTGGTTTCATGAAAATCCCGATAAGAGAGCTTGATTTTCTGTCCCAGCTGAAACCGTTTTGTACTGTGTACGGTGCAGGAAAACGGACGCACTGCATACTGATTCCCGGTGTCGGAAGAATATCTTGCGAGCCACATAGAATGGGGAATGGTACTCAGTCCATAGCCGCTGCTGAATACAAAATCCTTTGCAAAGCCATCCAGAAACGGATTGGATTCGATCAGAAACCGCTGAAAAGAACTGGTGCTGTAATCCGGAGAACTATGTCTTACCCATGCCCATGTAGATTTTTCATCTTCTAGCTCCACACGGGCATCTGTACGCAGCATATGGATCTCATAATCTGCCACCTCACAGGAATCGTATTCTATTTCTGACATGCCGATGCTGACACTTCCGTGATAACCGTTCCCGAACTGTCCCAGTTCCAAAGCTCCGTCCTCCGGTCTGGCATACACAAACCCAAAAGCCAGTTCTGCCAGATAGCGGTAAAAATCCCGTGGACAGTCAGAGTCGCTGTTGCTGTTTTCCGCACTCAGATAAAACTTTGCCGGATATATGGTTCGTGACCATTTCCCGTTGACCTTTGCATAGATCCTGTCGTTGCAGTACCTGCCATAAGTTTCCCGTCTTGCTTTGTCATACGCTTTCCAGTGCAGCATCCCTTTTACGCCGGTCTGGGACTGGATAAAGGTATTGGTGCAGTCCGTCAGATACTGCAGCCAGCCGCCGTATTCAGTTCCGTTTTCGTCCCACTGGTCGATTCCGATCCCGATATTTTGCCACTTGTCTGCAAGCACCTTTCCGACAGCTTTGACGGCAGATTCCGATGTGCTGTTATAGCTGGACGTATCCAGCCACCCCACAGCGTCCTGTGCGTTGACGGAAAAGATCTCGCCCACACGGGTGGCATCCGTGACCCAGAATGTGCCCATATTGTGCCATGCGGATTCAGTGCCGTATTTGGAACGTACTCGTAATTTTGCCCCACGCACCTGAAATGTGGTCATTCCCAGAATCTTTGCCTGCATGGAAAACGTGGCAGCATACACGCCGCCGATCTCAAATGTGCCGTCTGCACAGCACTGCCGCTTGCCGCCGGCAGAAATGATACTGGATTCCGTCAGTGTAGTAACCAGATCATAGCTGTGTGCGGCATAGTTGTATTTGTATATCTCCACCCGAATGGATTCTGCAATGATCATATCTCATCCTCCCGGAAATTCGGTGCATCGATCCGCAGACGATAAATGCGGTCAATATCGCCGCACTGCATCCGCACATAGGCATTTGTCACTGCTCCTGTAATGCCGATGCCAAGCACGCTGTCTGTCCATTTGCCGTCAGAAGTCTGGAAATACCCGGTCAGATCCACCTCTGTATCCGGTTTTCCGGCAATGCCGCATACCAGAACCTTCGGCGGAGCCGCTTGCAGCAAATTTGCACCAACATAGAAATGCAGATAGATCACATCTGTGCTTTCGGTCGTATAGTCCGGCAGCTGCACAGAGCCGTCTGCCAGACGTTTGCCGCTTCTGGACTGCAAATATGCCAGCGGCCAAAAGGGAGTGCCCTTGCTGTCCTGTACGATTTCCACGCCGGAAAAAGAAATGCCGCCATTGTTGAACAGCGGTGCAAAGTACGGTATTTCGCCACTTTTCTCCTGCCCGTTTTGCCGGGTGACCGGAAAAGACACCTGATAGAGTTCCCGGCTGGCAGACACCGTGACAATAGAAACATTCCCGGATACAACAACACAGGTTCCCCGGAACAGATCACATGGTGCTATTTCTACGGTCTGCTCCGGATACACCGCACCATCCAGATACAGCTCGCCGTATTGGATGATGTTCATCAGCTGATGCAGTGCGTCATTGCCGGAAACCTCAAATGCCAGCGGAATTGACGTGACCAGTGCAACCGGATAGTAGATCTGTCCGCCGCTGGCACTCTGAAACCGCTTTCCTAAGGGCTCCGCAGTGACTGTATCATTTACCAGCTGTATGGCATTGGGGGCACATGACCAGGCAATGTCATTAACTTAAAACGGCCCTTGAATGGCAAGCAGAATGTCTGGAAGTATCAAAATGGCGAGGAAAAGAGC